TCATCACTCTGTACTTGATATGTGAACAATACTAATATATAATAACAACATAAGGAGTACGTTATGTCTAAATATCTAAATGCTGACAGTCAGCAACATCACTACGAAACAATAGTCAAATCCACTTACAAAAAACACATCAACTACATCAATACAATGCGAGAATATGCTAACGAATATCAATCTTTAATACAAAATAACATAAACTTTCCTGCAAGAAAACTAGGCAAAGCAATGGAACTTTATAACCAAATATTTGCAATTACTAAACTGATGCTTTTGCATATAGAAAACAATTTATACACACCACAATCATGGAATATTAGTATGATGAAAGTCAATCGCATGGTTGATGAATTTGAAAAACTAACATTATATGGAGGTAAAAATGCAAATAAAACTGACTAAAAAAAGTATTCCAATAATCACAAGAAAACTATTGTCAGCTATTGAAGAATATCAGACGCATGTAAATTATTCACTAGCTACACGAACAAGTAATGTAACTGATGTAAAGATTGCACAACTTTTACGTGAAGTAAAAACAGGCTGTAAGTTACTGAATATCAGCCTTGATACAGCAATGGAAATGTATGAAACAGCACAATCAGCAAAGGAGCAACCATGAATAACAGATACAAAGAACCACTAGAACGTATTGCTAAAAGTGGTACTCATATCAAAACAGATGATTTAATATATATTGTTGAGCAATTTATTGCTCTTGAAGAACAAAAAATTCAAAATCTAAAATTGGAAATCAGTACACAGATACGAGGTATTATTCGTGAAATGAGTAACCTCAATCAAACAAAATCAATGCGTGAAAATATAGAAGCATTACAATCTGTTGACAACTATTTGGAGAATACTGATGAGTACTGATTATCAACAACAATTATATATAGAAAGTTTATTTCAAAAATATTTAGATGAAGGTATGACAGAAAGTCAGGCAATAAATGCTGTCAACGAACATCTTGAAAGTTTACCGGATTGTGATAAATTTAATTGATGCAAAATGATGAAGAAAAAATCATAACAATGCAATGCGACCATTGTAAAAATCATTTCAATAGCAAAGAAATGTATTTTTTTCAAACTCATAATCCTAAAATTTATAACGAATATCACCACTTATGCGAAAGTTGTTATGATATTTGTACAAAAAATTCTTAGTACGATTAGTGCAGAGGAGGGCTGTAAAAAGCGTACCATTTAATGTGCACTAACTCACTATGAATAGGTTTTTGGAATTTGTACCTACTTGACGACTAACAAACAAAAACATCTAAGGTTAAGTGCCTTCACCTACACAAGCAAGGCACACCAAACTAACAAGGAGATAAATATGTTAGACATTGTAAGCAAAAATGACTATGACTTTCCTGTAGAAATGGTAGAACTTGAGGCCATCAATACAGAGGGACAAGTTGGCAAAGATAACTACAAAGTACCTAAAGACTTAGCACGTGCTTGTGTACGTACTGATACCGGTCAAGTATTAGGTATTCACGGCAGTAAATACAAACCTATCAATCACAATACTGTAGTCAATACGATTGAATCAAGTGTGGATAAAATGTTAGCAACATTGAACAAGTCTATTGATTCAGAAGATATTGATTACAAGGTAAAAGTATACGACAACGGCGCAAAAATGCGAGGGTCATATACTTTCAAAAACCTTGTAATACAACCAAAACTAGATGACATTGTAGCATTTCGTATTAACTTTTTCAATAGCTATGACCAATCTTGGGCATTTCAATCTATTGCAGATGGCCTCCGACTTTGGTGCCTCAATGGTTGTACTACACCTGCAACAGCTACAAAAGTAAGATACAAACATACAACCAAAGTATCTATTGATTGTGTTAAACAAAAAATGATTGATGGTTTCAATTACTTCAATGACCAAGAAGGTACATTCAAAATGTATGCACATACAGATGTACAAGACCATGTCGTTGAATCTTTTTTCAAACAAACATTATGTAAAACATTTACACGTAGCACATCTTCTATGCCGTGGAATATGTTTCAGTTTGAAGAACTTATGCGTCAATATGACAAAGAAAAGTCTACACTTGGTAGTAACTTATGGGCTGTATACAATACTATGACCCATTGGGCTACCCATGTAGGTAATCACAAAACACAAAAACGTAGAGAAGATGATGTAGCTAAAGCACTTTCATCTCCTTCAACAATATTTATAGGAGCATAATATGAGTCAAAAACAATCTGTTTTAAATCATTTGCGTGAGCATAAACACATCAATCCAATGGAAGCATTAGATTTATATGCTTCATTCAGGCTTGGTGCTATAATTTTTGAACTACGTAAAGAACATTATATCAATACTGAACTTGTCAATGATGTTAATAGATTTGGCAAAGCAGTCCAATATGCTAAATATATATATATTGGACCAATAATCCCAACTGTAAATATAGATAGAAAGTGAGTACAAAATATGAATTACAAGGAGCTAGTGCGTGAACTAGCACAGGTGCGTAAAGACTTACGGATTTGTAGCCGTGCTCTATCCGACAGGATAGGCGTGGCGGAATCGTCCGTAAGTCTTTGGGAGTGTGGAAAAAAGATACCCAATGCCCAACTACTACTAGACTGGTGTGTTGCATTAGGTACAACGCTTACTATTCTCCACGGCAAGACTACCATCTCAATAGAGTATCAACCTTGTCAATATACTAAAGACTGGATAACCAAAACTTACGGAGAACACTATGACTATAACCAAGAACGAGAAATCTTTATTGACTATTACAAATCAACTGGAGCAATTAAAAGCGATTGGCACGCTTCCTTCAGAAATTGGCTCAGAAGAGCACAGAAATTTGCCAATGCACGAAAGAATACGGAAAGCAACTTGGTCGTCAGTACCGAGGGGATTCAAGAAAGACGTGCACGAATCTCTAATGTTACTAACCTACGACTTAAAACACAAACCAATGACTGATGCAACTATGAACGCCGCTTCTTTTTATTTAGAAGAAGTATTAGATAAAATCAAATCTTGGTATAATAAAATGCAACCTGCATCTACAAAGACTGTAGGTATGGTGTTAGAAACTATTGCTTCTACATTCAGTTGCAATGTACCTAATGAACTAGGACTAAGTGTTTATATCAAAATCCTCAGTCGCTTTCCAGAATTTGTATTGACACACAATACAGAAAAAATCATTGCCGAAGCTAAGTGGCGACGATTACCATTACCTAAAGAATTTCTTGATGTAATGGAACCTGACTATGAACGCCACAAACTGTGGCTACATAACTTTCACAAAACCTATTTGTCGTTTGCAGAATGGCGACAAAAAAGGTACAATACTAGTATATAATAACAATAAAAGGAGTTAATCTCATGTATAAAAGAAAAAACACTATTGGTGGTAGTGATGCCACTAGAATTATGAAAGGAGATTGGTACAATCTCTACAATGAAATCAAAGGGTTTGAAAAACCTGAAGATTTATCTTGGAAAGTTGCAGTACAAATTGGAATTGCAACAGAAGAATTAAATCGTATGTTCTTTCAACACGAAAGTAATATGCCAGTCAGCAAATATCGTTGGTCTGATGCTCAGTTTCCTGACAAATTAGATTGGCGTCATGCTAGTTATGATGGTATCTGTATGACACCAACAAAAAATTGGGTGCCTCTTGAGTGCAAACATACTTATCAAAACAATACCATACAAAAAGTTGTAGAAACATACTATGCACAGTTACATCATTATATGTATATATCTAATATAGAATTTATTTATCTATCAGTATTCTTTGGTAACTTTGATTATCAATATTGTAAAGTCAGCCAAGATTTAAAATACATGAATGAACTCATCAAACAAACTGATAAATTCAAACAAATGTTAGACAAAGATATTATCCCTTCACGAGATATAGAAGAACACAAACATAGTAAATCTATTGTATTAGATAATATGATTTCAATAGACTTTGACAAAAAGAAAAATAATCAATTCACTTCACTAGCTACAGAATGGTGTTCTACAAAAGACACCCATGATTTACATAAAGATTTAGGCAAACAATTAAAGGAAATTGTACCTAATAACTGTAGGTTTGCCTCTGGTTCGGGCCTTCAAATAGCCCGAAACAAGGCAAACCATTTGTCAATTCGTAAAATGAAAGGAGAATAAATGACAAAAACAACCAAAACTAATATGGATATTTGGAAAACATTAGGTAGAACTAATCCTAAATATACTAAACCATTTACAAAGTTTGGTGGTAAGCCTCTTACTACTATTGACCCCATGTATCAAATTATGATGATGACCGACTTATTTGGCCCAGTAGGTCAAGGGTGGTCATATCACGTAAACTATACCTACACAGATAAATGTGTATTTGCAGAAGTATCTATCAAATACTCAATGCCTACAAAACTAGATACCAAATGGTATGAATATGGCCCAGTATCTTCTGTACAATCTTTGTATAAAAAGAATGGTGGACTTGATGATGAAGCACCTAAAAAAGCAATGACAGATGCTATGACAAAAGCATTTAGTCATTTAGGTATGTCAGCAGATGTCTTTCTTGGTCTGTTTGATAACAATAAGTACATTGAAAAAACAAAAGAACACTTTGCAGTAATAGATGCAGAAAGGAGAATATCAAATGGCAAGTCTTAATGAGGTACAACTAATAGGTAATACCGGAATTGACCCTGATATTAAAACAACTTCTAACGGAGGTAAGTATGCAATCTTTACCTTTGCAACTACAGACAAACGAAAAGATGCACCTGATAATACACAATGGCATAAGATTGTTTGTTGGGACGAAAGACTAGCAGATACAATAGAACGCTTTGTAAAAAAAGGCGATAGATTGTATGTAAAAGGTAAGTTAGTTTATCGTACGTTTGAACATGAAGGTGTGCAAAAAGAAAAAGCAGAAGTGCATATGGAAAAGTTTACAAGCAGACTAGTAATGCTTGGAGGTAATGCACCAAAAAAAGTATCTATGATAACATCTAATGAACAAAATTTACCATCTGATACAGAAGAAAAAACAGAAGAAAAGGTATACAGAACATTTGAAGATGAGGTGCCATACTAATGACTAAAAATGAACTAAGAGTTTTGAAGTTTGTAAAAAACTTCATTCGGAAAAATACCTACAGTCCTAGCTATGAGGAAATTGCTTTAGGTTGTGGGTATTCTTCCAGTTCTAATGCTTTTAAAATTTGTGTACAACTCATACAAAAAGGTTACTTGGCAAAAGAACAAGGCAAGTGGAGAAACTTAGTGGTGGCTAATGGGAAAATTTAGTAAACGTAAGGGCTACAGAATGGAAGCTAAACTTGTCAAAGAACTTAACAAAGGCGGGGTAGAATGTAGAAGGCAACCTATGTCAGGTGCTATACAAGACTTTCCCCATGATATAGAAATACGAGAACCACGTTTATCTATTGAAGTTAAAGCACGAGCAAATGGTGAAGGCTTTAAAACATTAGAGCGTTGGAAAGGTAATGCAGATATATTGGCATTACACAAAGACCACGGCACTACACTTATGTGCATTGATATCAATTTATTTATAGAACTCTTAACACGAAAGGAAATATCATGAGTATACTATTTGGAATCTTTTTATTTTTAAATGCAATCAATCCAGAGAACCAAGACTTTGTATCTCAAACATTAGACAATAATAAAAAATATAATTGCGAGTTTGTTTACAAAGGTATCTCTGCACCTACAGATAGACCTGCCATAACCTTGTTTGGCTATACTGCTTTTAAACAAAAATGTTTAGAAAAGAAATAATAGCAACATAATAGTAGCTACAAGGACAATAGCGGAGCGTACAGGGCGATTTGTTATATATTTGTACTTCATTCGCCAATATTCTTTTCTTTGCATATTAGCCCATATACTAGAACTTGTTTTTGTTGTGTCTATATAAACTGGTTTTTCAATTTTTAGACTATCTTTTCTAGGTCTACCTCTTGGCATTGCGTTTCTCCATTTTGTTCTGCAGTACACCAAATGCACCTTTACCTACACGAAGTCCATAAGAAGCACTTACAGAAATTAATATTATATGAGTAAACCAATCTGGTGTTGACTTTTCTAAAAACTCAAAACCTTCTCTAACAGAATCTTGTGTGAAAGGTAAAAATGAACATATCAATATTCCACCGATAACAAGAGTCCAAAATTCGTCTTTCCATGATTCACCCATTTGGTCAGTTAAACTTTGTTGTAAATCTATCTCTCCCGCCGCTTGTTTCTTAGCAATCTCTGCACGACTTTTTGCAATAGCTACTTTTGTTTCTGTTTCGGCTTTTATTTTTTGATTGCGACCTTCAAGCCAAGTTGAAACTACAGAACCTATTGGGCCTAGTAATGCACCTATCATTGTATCAGTCCTTTTCTATACCCATTGACCTTATCATAAGTCAAAACTTCTTGTCTATTATTTTCTTGTACTAGTGAAACGTGTACCCAACCACTATTTGTTTCTCCTGTATAACATTCTAATATACATTGGTCAAAATCAAGACTGGTTGTAATTAAATCTGCAAGGTCATATGTTGATGTACCAAACACTTCAATATCAACAGCACTACCTACACAATGTTGACTCTTTGCTGATGAACCAATCGCTTCACTAAGTGCAGGACATCTATACCCACTTGTAACGACTATAGGCTTTTGCACTAATGCACGTAAAGGTTCTAATAAATGTTCAGTCAAATGACTAAGATTGACTATATGCTCTGGGGAGGGAGAATTATTTATACCCAACCTTTCTGCCATCTGACTTTTTGTTAATTCCCGTAATGAAAAATGTTTACTAATTTGCATTATATAATTCCTTTTAGTTCAAGAAGGTATCTAAAATAATAATATCCACCAATACTAACAATTAATATTGCAATAACTAATACAACTAAATCTCTATTGCGTCGTGCTACTCTTTCCATTTCTCTTAACTGTTCTTTTTTCTTGGCTCTATGCTCTGCTATTTCTGCCTGTAATCGTTCCCATTGACCTGCCGAGCCATACAATAAAAATATTTCACGCATTTCTTTTCTCATTCTTCGCAACTCTTCTTTACGAAAATGTGCTTCAATAGCATTTTGTTCTGTAGCTGAAAACTTACCAAATACTTTACCTACTAATGTCCCTTTTTTTGAAGCTGCAATATCTAAATTGGCTTCTGCATTTGCCCATTTAGCTACATGACCACCAATTTGTGATAAATCTTTACCTACTTTTACTGCCTCTTGAATTGCATTAGTTGCAGTTTTTAAAACAGCAAACGCACTAATTGGGTCAATCATTAGAATACCTTAAATACTATAGTTAGCCCTACTGCTAATATAGATATTGTACTACTCATTGTCAAAAGTTCTAATCTTTTAATACGGCTCTCAAGGTTGTCTAAACTACGTTGTGTAGAAGAACGATACACAGCACACTCTCTTTCGTGTGCTTCCATTTCCGCCGCAACATCATGTATTGTTCTTCTATCCATTTATCTATGGTTTCTTTGGAAAATTTTTATAAGAACCATCAGTATCTTGCTCAAGTTTGGTTCTAGTTTTTTCAACAGTATCTAAACCACTTGTAACATCTCTTAATGCTTGTCTATAAGTTTTCATATTACTACTCATAGTAACATCTGACATACCATAGAAGTCTGTTTCTTCTAACATACCTAAACGAACAGACCTTATCTGTGCTAGATTTCTATCTTTTTCTCCGTCAGCCCATGCCTTTTCTTCAACTTCACGAGCTTTAATTTCATCAGTAGTTAGTTCTACCTTAGAACCATTAACCATTTTATATAGTGTTGCCATAATTTATCTCCTTTCTAAATTTATCCTACTTCATTTCCTAAAGTATTTAACATTCCAAATATATCTATTCTTCCTGTCACATTTCCTGAACTCATATAAAACCGAATACCATCAACTGTATTAGTTGCATGACCATAAAACCCACCTCCAATATGTCCACTTTGAACATAGTTTGTATTTGTGTTTCCATATGAAATAAAATGAGAATACATATAAAAATAATATGCTGAAAAATCAACCCAAACATCACAAGTTGAACTCATACCAGTAGAATTTTGATAATTACTTACAACAAAAGGTATCATATCTGCTGTATGTGTAACTGGTGTATCAACATGACCACCATTTGCTCTAATCCTGTAACCTGTGTATTTATAATGACCTGATGTAGTTTGTATTGTGTTGTTATTAAATACTCTTAATTGTGGGCTTGAGGAAGATGTGCTATCATGTGTTTTCATTCCTGCAATTCTAATCATATATCTTTTATATTTACTAAAATCTAATACACCACCATTGGCAGTAGAAAGAACATCAACTTGAGTAACATTAGAACTTGTAACACCATATAAATGAACAAGACCTCCTGTAGATATTGCATCAGGTAAGGCAGTTACACTAGATAAAGTATTATTATTTGCTCTCAATATTGCCATTATGCTTTTATCCCATATAATTTTACTGTTCCACTTGTAAATGAACCTATTTGATATGTAAATCTTATAAAATTAACTGCTGAAGGTTCAGATTCACACGCCGCACCAAACCATGTACTTATTGACTCATCACCATATCCTGTATTTCTATCAGCAATACTTACACCATTATAAGTCATTCTAGTTTGTCCACTACCTGTAGGGTCATAGACTCTTATAGTCATACTGATACCCTCACCAGTAGACATACCATGATAAACACCAACCAATTCTGTAACTTTCATTTGGTCGCCTAATGAACCATTAATACTATAAGTTGTACTACCACCTTCATTAGCTCGGTAATTTAAAGTTCTATAACCAGAGGTAGGAATAGTACTTCCATTATCAGCAGAAAATCGCATACCAAAACCAGTAGAACCTGATGTAGTAGATTCAAACAAATCTATTACATGAAATTCATATACTTTATATGTACTTGTTATAAGTGAACTATTAAAATCTATATAATTAGTACTTCCAGAAATAGTTGTTGAATTAAGTAATGTCATTCCACCACTTGGCTCATCAACAAAAGACATTTGACCTACTGCACTTGTACCACTTCCTGTAATACTAGCTACTTTCATAATCTTATCTGCGGCAATGTTCTCAGTTGGCAATTTAATTGTATATCCTTGTCCCGCTGAATGTGCAGGTGATGCAATCTTTACTCCATGACTATTTTGTGAGCAGTTGAGTTGTACTGTACCATCAGTTGTACCATCACCTTTTATGCTTAATCCTGCACCACTTGATGTAGATACAAAGTTTGTCTTAGCATTTGTAACTGTCGCATCTGATGGAGTCCCAATATTAAGAATATCGCCAAATACACGGATTTCGTTTATTACATCTCCAGTAACAAGATTGCCAGTAAAAGTAATTGTTGAACCTGATATTGTATAGTTTGTTGTTGGGCTTTGAACAATACCATTTACCACCACTAGCATATGATTTACAGACTGTGGTGTAAAAGCAACAGAGTCTAAAAGAAGATTATAAGTCGCTTGTCCATTGACAGTAGATATAGCATCTAACTTGTGATAAGCACCTATTGTTGGTTGATTTCCTAAATATGCCATATCTTATTTCTCTGGTTCAGTTGGCATTGTAACTTTTTCAACATCTTCACTCGTTTTTAAATCTGTTGTTATATCTCTTAACTTTTTTCTGTAAATTATCCACTCTTTTTTTTTATCTTCAGTAAGTGCATTATCATTATTTACTGTCCACTCTGTTTTATCTAAAATATCATCTCTTTTTTCTCTTAAAAATCTCATACCATCATAATAATCAGCTTCTTCATCTGAACATAAATCACTTTCCTTAGGCTCTGGTTTATCTTTACAATTCCATAAGTTAATAGAATATTTACCATTATCAAAAAATACCTGCACTTCATTTTGAAAGTCTGGTGTTCTTCCCAAATAAATTTCTATTTTTGTGCATAAGTTTGCCATACTCTTAAACTGTAGAAATCCTAAATCCAAAAAATCTTGTTACAGAAACTTGTCCATAAATATAGTATGTACTTGATGAATATGTTTGTGCTTTTACTTCTAAAGTATCGCCCTCTGCAAGATTTACAAATGCTGAAACTTGAAATGCAGTACCTTGTGTACCTTCAAAATAATTTGCAGTTAAAAAAGTTCCATTAGATATTATTCCACTTGACCCATTTTTATATATCCATTGATAATTTGACCTCATATGGTTTCCACTTGTACCATACAACTGCCCTCTTCCACTTGCAAAATATACTCCTGCACCTCCAGAAGGTACTGTAAACTTTCCTGTTGATGTGTTAAAGGGATTACTAGAACTTTGATTTGTTACTTGATTAAATACAACAGTTGTGATTGCATTTGATGTTAGACCAGTTTGATTTGTATCACTGTATGCGTCCCAATAAATATCATTTTTTTCACCAATGAGAGAAATATCCGCTCTTTTTAAGACTCCTGCATCTGAAATAAGAAGTTCATCTGTACTTGCAGGAGATGTTAATTCTGTTTGACTACTAATTATATTTGCATTTAACTTTGCTCCTGTAACTGCAGTATCACTAATATCATTTGTTCCCACACTTCCTGTTGGCGCAGGTGCAACTCCTAAATAGGGCATTATGTTATCTCCATAATTGATAAAGCAACATCAAGGGCAGAGCCTGTTGATGCCTGTGCTTTAATTACATCTGTTGTTTGTATTACTACCTTTTGACCACCAAACACTTCAAGTGTTGAAGAGCCCGGAATACTTACTGCTTTGAGTAAAAAAATATTGGCATTTGTTTCTGTATCTGAGGTATCACTTACTAACTGCACATCAGCCGTTATTGCACTTGTTGTTTTATTACATAGTGCCAGTCCTAATACTACTGTGCTTGTGCTTGAAGGAACAGTATATATTGTATCTAATGAACTATTATTAACACTTGCTTTTGTTTTTACTTTAAATGTATTTGGCATAATATCTCCTAGACTACCCTAAAGCTATTGCCATTGCAACTGGGTCGTCTGCTGTGTTAGTTATTGTTACTGTATCTGTTGCACTTACTGCTACCTGCATATTTGCTCCTGCAGTAAAAGTTAATGTATTTCCGTTAGTTATTGTTTGTGATGTAGAGCCATCTGTAATTGTAAAATCATTAAATGTACCTGTTCCGTCTGCGCCATCAGCACCGTCGCTACCCGGATTTCCTTGTGCACCTGTCGCACCTGCAGGTATACCTAATGCTAGTACACCTGTTGAAGAATTATAAGATGCTGTTGCTGTAGCTCCTGCACTTAATGAACTAACTGTTACACCCCCTGCTAATGGTTGTGTGCTTACTGAAACATTACCATTTGTATCAAATGATAAAATTTTATTGGCTCTTGTTGCCTTAACAGGAATAAATGTAGTAGCCGATACTGTATCATAGTCATATAGTTTTAAACTTCTACTGCTTTGTTGGTTTACATCTGCAATCATAGATGTAAATTTATCTTGCTGTGTATTCAATGCAGTAACATCAAATGTACCATTAACTGCAAAATCACTTGTTCTCTCTATAGGTGTTTCTCTGACAATAACAACAATATCACCTGATGTTAAACCTGACCCAAAAGTAACTGTACCTCCATCACCAAACTCATATGCACTATCTGTAGTACTAGATGTACCTGTTACTTTATATGTAGTATTAGTACTTGCACTACTGTTAAAAGTCATGAGTGCTGTGTTTTTGTATACTTTTAAATCTGTAATGTTAAAAAATTCAAACGGAATTGTAAACGCAGTTTGACTACTTGTTGCTGTGTAGCTTACTCGAGGTGTATTATTTGCACTTAATATTGTCATCTTAGTATAGCGTCATTGTACATATTTCTAAATGATTCATCAATATAAAATAAACTATTAAAAGGTATCAACCTTCTTATAAGTGTTGCTTTTTCATTATACGTTAAGTTACCAGTTCCAAAAGCATAAAGCAAATCTGCAATCATACTTGGCCCTGCACCTACAATTTCTCCAAATGCACTTATTGCATCTGGGTCACCAAAACGTCCATCTTGTCCAAGTAAAGGTCTAATACCAATAGGTTTATTAAATAAACCACCACTTAATGTTTCTGATATATAATTTAAATCTCCAAATAATCCTAGTACTCCCGATAGTTCTACACCTCTAATTACTTTTTCTTCAAATTCTTTTTGTCCATAAAATGTTGGATTTTTTAAATAATCACCTAACATACCCATAGAGATAGCGGCGGTTATACCACTCATCACGGCACGTTCTCTACCTTGTACCATTGATGTTAAAACTTTTCTGTTAGCGGCAATTCCCCAAGAAAAAAATTGAAATGGTAATCCCATATAAGCATTACTAAACTTTCCGCCCATATCTGTTTTTGTATAGCCTAACATTCTAAAAAAATTATTATCTAGTAAGTTTGCATACTCTTCATTGTTTATACGTATAACTCCTGTCATCATGTTAAATTTATCTGCAGGTGTTGGTGTAACAATAGTACGTTGTGTATCAGACCATATTGCACTTGATAACTTGCGTCTAGCTGTTTCTGCTCCTGCACCTTTCCATTGTTGTGCATTAGCAACATAAGCAACATCATCTACTTTTTCTACTGGCATATTTGCAATAACTTCTGCAGTACGTCTATCAATACCATAACTAAGCATACGTTCTTGTCCAAATTTATCTAATTTTCCTTTATTCCATTTTATAGAATCTTCAATAAATCTGTGCATAGCAATATTAGTTTG